GACAGCTCACTAGATAGATTCTTATAGAACCCTCCAGTCTACGCTTCCTCTCATGCCCCACTTAACATCCCGTAGGACGCACCCGTAGGAACCACCAACTCTGCATCCCTTACATCAAAAGAAAGGGGTAACAGATCATTAGTGATCCCATGCCGAATGAACATAGGCATACTCAGTCGCATTCTCTGGAAGGCCCCAAAAGGGAACCCAGAAGGGGAACTGCCGTTGAGCCTTTCGACTCCTCCCGTAGGGACTGGACTATCCAGTTGAGGATGCTAACCCCCTCTTACTGATCACAAGTTAAGCTGAGGACTGACCGGATCGATCAACTCGACCCTGTAGTGTGCCATAATTCGACCGAGTCCCGTAAGGGACGAAGAAGAGAATATGGAGTACACCAACCAGGCCGCCACAGACAGGTTAGCCGTGGTGTTGCCAGCAGGATTCTGCTTGCTATACAACCAAGGATATGCTGCCCGTGACGCGTCGTACTTGACGCAAGCACTAGGAGCCCATACAGAGTTCCGAGTGTTTCCGCCAACTTGAAGAATCCGATTAGCCGACAGATTATTAGGATCACTATCGTTCTCGTCGTAGACCAGGGCCATAACCATTTGTCCGCCCACGGTGGTAGCACAATACGGTTCGTACGTGATGTTCATCTCGAGCACCTTGTACTTACTATATAGCGCTCCCATCTGGTTGAGCCAGGGGAGATTTGACGACCTAGCGCTAAGCTGGATCGAGGAAACCTCCTCTGTATCAGGGATAACGTTGCTAGTGAGTGTCGTAAGACTCTCGCTATTTTCAACGATTACTCCCCGGATGGTCGGTTTGATCCTGGGTCCACGGTAAGTGTTCTTGACGCTAATAGCGGCAGGGACAGTCACTGTGGGTACTCCGGTAACGGTAGCTTTCTTAGTAGCTGCATTTCTGGTTCTCTTTGTTTTAGCCATTTACTTCATGCCATCTCCATTAGAAGACGGGACTGTTACGCGTAAGATAGAACTCCATCAGTCTCTCTCTCCCCGTAGGGATACCATCAGGTTAGAGTTCGCGGAAGAGCGGATCCAATCCTTCGAAGTCACCGTCTAGAACCTCTCCCCTCTGGCACCCTCTTACAAGGTACCAGTGAGGTCGGGAACCGGAATATGAATTCCGAAGGACAGAATCAAGCGCCTCTCCCCCCAGAATAGGACGGCTCTTCGCCGTACCCTGGAGGAAGCGGAGCCATCTCCGTCTACCGAAAACCCTAGCCTTCTTCATAGCCAACGGTTTGATAACCCATCGCCTCATGGCCATGAGTCTCTCTCCGAAACCACCACCTAGACTGTAAGGGTCCGGAAGCACATTGACGGGAACAGTATGTTCCCCCGAAGGGAGAATCCCCCAAGACAGTAATCTGGGATCACTATCAGACAAGATGAGGTTGTGAAACCTCTTCTGAATCCGAGCGTAATCCGTAGAAATACCATCGCGGAAGTTATATTCACCCCGCCTATGTGCCTCCATCCAAACCAGTTCCGACCTCTTAAACCTCCAGTCACTTGGTACAGACCCACCCAGACACCCAAGCTCACGCGGCCCCATTAATGGAGCCGGGCAAGCAGAGAATGCCGGGTACCTCTTCCGGAAAAGTGCATAACCCTTCCTCCAAAGATTTGGAGAGAGAGTTTCCACGAAGGCATTCCAGTATGAACCGTATTGGTCCCAGGGAAGAATTTGTACGCCAGTCTCCTGGCATAACATTTCCACCTGGTAACCAAGAAGGCCCACATTGGGAACCTTAATCCGAACGAGACACCCAGCATCCTTATCCCACTCGTAGAATTCCGAATTGATGAGTGCGACGTCGCGGGAATAGTAATTCTTACCTATCGAGTACTTTAACCCAATATGAGAAGTAGAAGTTTTCCACCTCTTATACTCGGAAGGACTCGCCGGGAAAAGAACATCATCCCCGTTGATCCGCATCCATCTATCCCTTGGAATAGCGAGACAGGTAGCCGAACGGTTTAGTAGACAAAGTAAGGGGAAGGACAAGATATGTCCCATCATCTGACCCCGTTTCACCGGGATCGGCGATGATCCTCCTAGATCCACTCCTATCTCCGTGAGACTTCGGATAGCAAGCTTCCGAATGGCACCCTCGAAAGGGAGAAGCCACCCGGGTAACTTAATATCTGTTCGTTTCAACATCTCTTCTGCTGCAAACTTAGTATACCGTAGGTAGATCTCGTCCGTAGCTGCCTGGTAATCACCACTGACAAACTTCTGACCCTTCTCAAGGGACAACGTCCTAAGTTCAGACGACACAGACATACCTCCAATAAGGGAGTACGTCTGGAGTTGCCTCATCTTAGAATGCCACGCCTTTTGAATAGGTTTCAGAAGATTCAGTACCCAGGATTGACGGGTAACAAGTCGAACCTTCAAGGGCTCCGGAATTCCGGCGACCTTGGCTAGGAAAGGCTTGTCACTATCAATTATGGGCTCTGCTTCAGCCAGTAGAGTACCAAGTAGTTCCTCCCAGACCGAATCCCAGTTGCAAAGCAACAGGTCTTCGGACTTTTGGTTTTCTAAGTCCTCAACTTTAGAGTAGCCTCTCGAATCAAGTATAGATTGGTCTCCCAAGATGTGTTCTCGAACGAAACCCTGAACTCCACCTGCCTTCCGACTACTCTCGTAGCAGGAAGACGTGGTGGGGGGAAAGGACTTCGTGAAATCAGCCACCATGGGACCTATCTCATTACAGGACTCGATAATACTAGATTCAATCTCACGTCGATAGGGATAAATACTAGGCTCGGGGCGAGATAAGCTCTCCCCGTACTCCTTTATCTTCTCCTCTACCATAGATTCCGGAAGCATAGGAAACAACCTCTTAGAATATAGCATTAGACAGGACACTAGAACCTTTCTCCGTCTCCCCCTACCTGTCATCCGATTCCTCCAATACTTCTTGAAAGAACCCGATAGAATAGAATAGGGGGGAACAATCTGATCAGGAGTATCGTCACCTAGGGAGAGGGGAAGCCAATAGGCCACCCAATTCTTAAGTAACTTTACCATCTTAGTCAGATCTGTAACCGGAGGTTTAGGAACTAACACCCGATCAAACGTCTTACCCATTAGAGTAAAGCTGTCGACTAGTGCTTCGTTACATTTCAACCAGAAATGTGAAGCATCCAAGCTGGTCAGTGGAAGAGATCCCTCAATCTCGACCACGGGCCGTACAAGAACTTGACGCTTCGTGCCCCCCACCAAGGGGGCCCGGGGCCGAAAGACTTGCGTCTTCCTCTCCGTTGTACGGAGAGAGGATCGTTGTGCGATATTTTCATATTGCA